ATAAATAAGTTGAAAAAAAATAGACCCCATAAAACACAAACAGCCAACACAAAAAACTAAATGCCTTGATATCATCATTATAATTGTAGCAATAAATATATAATCTGTTGCAACTATAACAAATCTGTTTTGTAGGCCATAACTAATGCCATTTTAACTGCCACTATCCACCTAAAAATTTGACTACAACAACAATGATAATGGGGAAAATTACGGCCATACTATGCGTATATACCCCTCATATTTTTGTACTAAAATAAAAAGGTGTATGCAGTAGTGCATAGGTACACTTATAGTTACTCTTCTAGTTAACCCTAAGTATACTTATAGTGTTACTCTTATTACTACTCCTATAATTACTCTTATAGTTTAGACTTATAGTTAGACTATTAGTTACACTTATAGTTTACTTATAGTTACACTTATAGTTACTCTTATAGTATCTCTCTCCCCTGACCCTATCTATAACCAGTAGCACATAGATTTTTATCTATTGATCCAGTTATGGTTTTGTTTTTGTGCCCCTATATTATGTTCCATAAACCTATCTAGTTCTTCTTTCAATAAGTTTTCTTTGTGTTCACTTACAGCATCTTCTGCATCTCTATCCATTATTTCAGTCCAGTAGTTAACTGCCATAGATAGAGCTTCTAGTCTATCATCATGGATGAGTGCTCCTCTATCTCTTGTTAATCTTGTTATCTGATAGAACAACTTATACTTAAGATCTTGTGTTGACTCAAAGTCATCCTTAATAATCTTCTCGTCTACTATGAGTTTATGACTATTGAATACTGGTTCTAGTGTATCTATGATTCTTTTCTCTTTTTGTGTACTATGTCTAACTTCATCTATTGTACAAGGATAGATACTAGCTAGAACTGGTTTTAAGAGCTGTGAGAACATACCATCACCAAAGTTGGACTCAACTATCATCTGGTTGACGTTTTGCTCTCTAGCGACCTCTGAGAGCTTTCTTAAACTTTCAGTAGAATAACCATTAAGTAGTCCACCAGATGCTGTTAGGTATAGGTTACCATGCAGCATTTTTACTACAGCATAACCAGTTTCATCTTTACCTCTACCAGCAGGATCGATGGCCATCACTGATCCCTCCCACTCGGCATAGTCATCTGCTATGTGCATGGGAGCTACCCAGTAGTCACCTTTTAGTCCTAAATTAGGTAGCATCTTACAGGCATCTAATTGGTCTACACCTGATGCCCACTTTAGGCTGACTGGTGCTTCTTCCCAGGTGTGTACTCCTGAGAGAACCATAAGGTCATTAATCTTGAGAGGGTACTTGTTAGCATCTGATAGAGATACATCAAGCATAAACTGTAAGGCAAACCCTGATTTACCATACGATAACTCACGTTCTAACAGATCGTCTTTATCGAATCGTTTAGGATCAGTAGGACTACCTGCTTCTCCATCAGACTCACCAATAATAGGTGCTAGTCTATGACTATAAGCTACCTTTTGTTTATCATCAGGATAACGAGCACACCAGATACGAGTCTTGTAACCTCTCTCGTCTAACTGATTGTACACTGACATTTCAGTTTGAGGTGTACCGAGAAATAATATACGACCACCTGGTTTGACAATAGATTCAAACTCTTTGACTGTCTCTGAGAGTTTGTCTCGCATGAGTTGTGTTTGGGAATTGTTGGCAGACTCGATATCGTCTGCAATAATGATATCAGCTCGTGATCCAGTTAGCTGGCCAGTGATACCCATAGATTTAACTGAGGGTGCATGACTTGCTTGTGCTGTACCAACATCAAAGCTGATCTTAGACATTCTTTGTCCATCTCTAGGTTTAAGATGAGCAAGTATAGGAATCTCGTGGATTAGTCTCAGAGTAAACGTAGAGAAGTCATCAGCTCTTGTCTTAGATGCTGATACGACCAATATGTTTTTCTGAGGGTCAAGTAGGAGTTGGTGGCATACAAATGCCGATGTTATCCAAGATTTACCAGCTCCTCTAAAAGCTTGAACTACAAGTCTGCGAAGTGTTGCATCTTGTATGTAATCAGCCATGTCATATTGGACTGGTGTTGGATGTGGTAAGTTAAGATGTTTCCAACAGACGTACAAAAAGTTCTTAAAGTCTTTTAGCTTGCCTAACACTTCCATCGTCTTAGTGAAGCTCTAGCTCTTTCTGAGTTTTTAGATCTTTTTACAACACCTCTCATACGAGCACAAAAACTTTTCTTTCTGGCTTTGTCTTTTTTAGTCTTAGGATTTGGTGCTGGTGCTTTTAGATTACTACCAGTTGCTCGGTTATATTTAGCTCTTCCTTTAGCTGTTAACCCTGCACCTTTCTTTGTAGAGAGTTTTTCTCCTCTACCGACTGATAATTTGACTGATTTCTTCTTTCTTGGCATCTATTGTTCCTATTTGGCGATATAAAGCTCGTACAGAGCCACTATCAGAAATAACGACTGTTACTATTATTAGGGTTGCAAATGCTTGTCTCAGGCTATCCTAGGACTTCTTTTTCTTCATCTTAGACTTTTTTATCTTAGCTTGTAGATGTTTTGGTAAAGTTTTTTGTTTAGATGTAAGTTTTGCCATTAAGCTCTCCTAGTTTTCTTTTTTGGTTTTTTAGCTGTCTTTGCAGCTTGTCTAAAATTAGCAGCAGTAGGTGCACCTTTTTGTCCAGGCTTCTTCATTTTTTCATTACTACCTCTTTTTATTCTTTTTCTTTTTGCATGTATGTTGGCATACAATCCTGGTCTAGCCATATCAACTCCTTAAAATATAATATAAATTGCTAAATTAATAAGTAGGTAAGTAATCATTAGCACATACCATTTTTCTTTTTCTTTTTAGGTCTTCCTGGTTTTTTATATGTTCCTTTACCCATTGGCATATTATTTCTCCTTAGTTAATTGTTTGTATCGATAGATGTTTCTTATGTGTGTGAAAGTCATAAAAGCATTTAACAACATAATGAATTTCATGTCGAAGTAGATAGCAAATGTCCACCAAAAGCATTGACTAATAAGTCCAATATAGGGTGCATGCTTAGAGTGGTTGCCATAACTCCATACAGATATTACAGCAGCAATAGAAGCCGTTGCTTCAATTAAGATTCCTAACATTAGTGTAAGGCATCTCCATCCTCGTCAAAAGGTAACTCTTCTACTAACTGTTTAATAGCTGAGTCATCTGTTGGTATTGCTGTAATATCGTTATCTTTGAGAAACTGTCGAGCTACATTAAGTTCACTTGCTTTGGCTTCACCAGATTTAATTCTGTTAAGAAGATCTTCTGTTAATGCTAAATGCATTTCACTTAGGATTTCTTGATTCTTTTTAGCCATTCTTTTCTCCTTTTAATTTCTAATAAATCTTTTTGCTTGTGCCATCCAAGCATGGATAGTTTTTTACCCATGTCATACAGATAGCCATACCACCAGTATTTAATGTTAAAAAACATTGTTTTACTTCTTAAGAAACTTAGAAGCTCCTCTGAATCCAAAGCTTGCAGCTACAATCACACCTAACAAATACTGGTAAAAAGGTGGAGCTGTCTCTAAAGCTTGAAAGAAAGTATGTACTCTTTCTTCTTCCCCTAGCAAAAGCATTATAAGGGGGATGGTAAAAATTATGGTGAGCCATTCGTCTTTCCATGAGCTGTCTGCATTTTTCTGTGCTTCTATATCCCACTCAATTTCACCAGTGACTTTCTTCTCCATAATCTTTGTTTCTGCTTGTACCTGTAATAACTTTTGTTTGGCCTTTTGTTTTTTAGTCTCAAAATATCCTTTGACTACATCACCAAGTAAACCAGCTACTGCTCCAAAAATCATATAGTTCTCCTATTTGGATGTTAACATTTTATAGTTAAAAGAAAATATAACGACAACAGCTACAAGTAAAAGTCCAATACCGATATAAGATGCTATCTTTACAAGCTCTGCTCTTTCCTTTGCTTTTCTTTCTCTTTCTTTTTGTTTCTTTTTTCTTATGTCACTTCTAATTGCTATGAACTCATCCCAAGCATTAGGAGCACCATACCACATAAAGAGTTCTCTTAGTTGATTCTCCATGTCATGTACTTTTTTAAGATTAAAATAAGTATCTAAAGCTTCTTCATTAGAAGAGGTAAACCAACTGCTTTTTTTCTTCTTATGCTCTTCTTCAACCACATTCATTTGTTTGACAAATTTTACAATGTGGTGGCTCACATCATTGAGTTGTTTTCCGATTTCTACACCAGATTTTATGGCAGCAAATGCACTTGTTGCCAGGCTTACAGGATCAAGCACTGGGTCATAAACCTTTTGATAACAATAAGAATACTGAACCTAAAATTGTCATTGTTGATGCCATGATTAACAACTCCAATCTCTTAATACGACTTTCTAAATTATCTAAACTTTTTTGTGTGGTTAATCTGTATACCTGACATTCTCTTTCATGAGCTTCCATCTCTGATGCTACATCTTGAATATTTTTATTTGTCATTCTTTTTATAACCCCATCTGTTTTCAGACTTATCCCAAACACCTTTCATAGCTTTAGGTATAGATACGAACCAATTATTAAATCGTATTATGTTTTTAGTTAACTGCATTACTCAGGTTTCTTTGGCATAGTTACAGCTTTAGCTTTATCAACTGTATCTATATCTTTAGTTATATCTCTTAATTCTTGTCTATAAGTTTTCCAATTATCAGACATAGTTGTATCAGACACTCCCATCCAATCACATTCAGCTAAAAGACTTGTTCTTTCTTGACGAATACTAACCATAAGTCTGTCATACTCTCCGTCAGCCCAAGTTTTATCTCTAGCTTCTAGTTCTTTGATTTCGTCAGCAGTTAATTCTACTTCCTTACCATTAACCATTTTCATTTTATAAGACATATTTACCTCCTTTCTATTTTATGTTTTTACTAATCCATATAAGCTAAATGTTCCACTTGCAATATTACCAGAAGAAAAATAGAATTTAAAATAATTTACTGCACCCGTAGAATCTCTAAAATACCCATCTGTTAATTTCCAATAATAAGGGTCAGATGATTTTTGTACATTTTCTCCCCACCAAGTTTTTGCGGTTGTAGAATTAACATCATTTAACCATATTTGTGAACCAATAACCTCATTTGTTCCCGTACCCGCACCATTTATCCATTGAAAATAATTTGCATTATTAGTATTTCCATTTGCCCCACTTAAATTACGACCTAAAGTTGTGTAAGTGCTATTTGAATACCAACCTGTATCAAGTGTACTACCATTATCACCAGAGGTTTGGAATCTTTGATTTGCCGTATCTGTTGCAGGCACTACACCTGTCATCCTAAATAAATAATCATCATAAGTAGAAGTAATAAGAGTATTGTTAAAAACTACTTCTGATACTGCTGAAGATACTACTTGTCTACTCAATAAAACTAAACCACCCGTTGCAAAAGGCAATGTAGTTACTGAACTAAGTGTATTATTGTTTGCTCTAATTATTGCCATTAGCTAATCCCATATATTTTAACAAAACCATTTGCAAGGTTTCCACCAGATGAATAAAATTTTATACTTTGATGAGTAGCGGCAGAATTTAAAGAAGTAATTGAATCCATAACTACTGGATTTGTACTACTAGAATAAAATAATGAATTTGCTCGTACATAAGTATAATCGTTACTATCGTTAGCATTATAAATATAACCAAAAGATACAAAAGGTGTTTCTGTTGTGCTTTGTTGAGCAGTCCAATCAGAAGATAAACGACCATATCCAACAGAATCTTGATCTGTACTTGCAACAGATCCATTAGACCCATAAACAGTTGATGTATGATAACTACTTGCTGTTACCCAAGTTGAACCACTTGTACCAAATTGAAACTGTAGATAACCTGTAGATGCTCTTTGTAATTTTGCTAAGAAAAAATACACATCATAATTCTGCAATACATCTGCAAAATCAACAGAACTTACCCCACTAAAACTTGTATTACTTGATAATAATGTTAAACCACCAGCACTACCAAAAGATAGATTACCACTACCATCTGTAATTAATGCTTTGTTTGCACTCGGTGCTGTGCTCGGTAAGACTAATGTGTAACTCTGCCCTGCCGAATGTGGTGGTGATTTAATCTTTACTCCGTGGCTATTCTGTGAGCAGTTAAGTTGTATAGCTCCATCTGTACTACCACCATCTCCTTTACTAATTATAGTTGGTGCAGTAGCTAACTTATCATTGGTTACTGTATTGTCGCTAGGTGTTCCTATGTTTAACACATCGCCTAAAGCTAAGACAAAATCTATTGAATCGCCTGTGCTTAAATTAGATGCAAAACTAAGGGTACTGCCAGATACTGTAAAGCTGTCTTGAGGTGCTTGGATAACACCATTTAAACTTACAATAAGATGATTCGCACTAGCAGGACTATAGTTAGCCGATCCACTTTGTAAAGTATAAGAGGCTTGACCATTAACTACTGTAATAGCATCTAGCTTTTTATATGCTCCGATTTCTGGTTGTTTTCCTATGTATGGCATTAGCTTTTAACTCCATATAATGTAAATGTTCCATTAATATTTCCACTACTCATAAAAAACTGAATTGCTGTTCCATTAACAATTTCAGAACTTTCACTAAATGTTCCTGTACCAAATGCACACGCTTGTATTACTCCAGACATAGGATAACCAATTATCCAATTAGTTTGTGGTGGATGGTTTGAATCACCCATTCTAAATAAATCCATTGTTCCACTTAAAAATTCAAAAGTATCACCTGGAATACGATAACCATCACCTGTTAATCCAGCTAACCATAATTGTGCTAATCCGTGATTGTTTTGATAAGTATTTCCAATAGTAGTTGAACCACCAGAATAAAAAACACTATTATAATTTGATGAAGAATTATATGTAGGTGTTGAACCAATACCATACCTTGCATATAAAACAGCTGTATTATCACTTTGTGCTGTTACATTATCTAACACAATTTTATACATTGAATAAGTTGATGTAGTATCTAATCCTGTAAATGAAACACTAGTTGCATTACTTGCTGTTGTTGTAGATATTTTAACTAACCCACCAACACCACTTACTGTACCTGAAAAAGCATAAGTGTCGGCTAGGTTCATTGATTCAGCTTGTATTTTACTTAATGGCATAATCTATTCCTTTGGGTATTTATCCTTTATTGGTTTAATCATTTCGCTTTTCCATTTCTCAATTCCATCGTGATATATTTTATCTAATTGTTCCTCTATTTTTGGGTACTCTTTTTCTCTTTGCATTTGGTATTCATTAGCTTTATCTACCTTATCTAATTCTGCTTTCTTTGTTTTTATTTGGTCAACAGTAATTTTATTTGGATTATCATCAAACCAAGTAATTTTATTATAATCTTCGCTAACTACTTTTACTTTTGCTTTTACATCTAAAGCTAATATTGCATCTATTATATTTGCCATTATGCACCTATTTCCATTAAAGTAATATTTGAAGTTGGAACTGCTGTTTCTTTATTATTGTAAGCATAACCACCACCATTAATAATTAAATTTATTGAACTTAAACTACTTCCATAATGGTTGGCATATGCTTTAAAATTGTATGTTGTAGCAGAAGTTGTATTTGGAGTATCTAAAAAGTGCAAAGGCACAGCTTGATCTGGCTTATGATAACCACTAGCGTGGATGATTGAATGAGCCACACCTACACCAGAGTTCCAACTACTTGCATCACCTGTACCAATAACAGTAGAACCTCTTAATATATCTACACCATAAACTTGAACATTTGAATAAGTTGAAGCCATACTTATAAATCCTGTAATTAATATTTTACTACTTGTTGCACTAGGTGTTATCGCAAGAGAAAAAACTTGAACTTTATTGTCAACATTAGTATTTGAATAACTAGCATAATCATTATTATGAAGATTAACCACTTGCAATACTTTACCTCCACCTGGAACAGCAAAACTATTATCACCTCGTAAAAATGTTGTATTGTTTTTTGTACCTGTAGCTGATAACTCTCCTAATCCTACACTACCACTAGCAGGATTTATTGTACCTACTGCTCTACCTAAATAGATACAGTACATATCGTCTGAACCAGATGTTGCCGCTGTAAGAGTTAATGCAGTACCAGATGCAGAATAAGCATAGGTTGGCTCTTGTCTTACATTATTAATAAATAAAGCTATGTCGTTAGCACTTGTTACTGAATTAGATAACGTATAAGACGTTGTTGCACTTGTTGTAAAATCTTGTTTAGCTAGTGTCTGAAACGATGTTGTTGGTGCTGACCCCAGATAAGGCATTCTATGTTTGCTCCATGATTGATACTGACATGTCTAAAGCAGATCCTGCTGATGCTTGAGCTTTAACCACATCGGTTGTTTGTAATACTAACTTTTGACCACCAAAGACTTCTAATGTTGTATTTGCTGGAATACTTACTGATTTTAACAAAAAGATATTAGCATTTGTTTCTGTATCAGATGTATCTGAAACCAGTTGCACATCTGCTGTGATTGTATTACCAGTAATATTACATAGTGACATTCCCAAAACAATCGTAGTAGTTGCACTCGGTACAGTATAAACTGTAGCTAAAGAGCTGTTTGATACAGCAGCTTTAGTTTTTATTTTAAATGTATTTGCCATGTTTTCTCCTTTAACCTAAAGCAATAGCCAATGCTGTAGCATCAGCAAGTGAAGTTTCACCATCAGTACCTGCACTTCCTTGTGCACCAGTGTTACCAACTGGAATGCCAAGTGTGAAATTTAAAGTAGCAGCTTGAGTTGTACCTGAGTTTGTAATAGCAACTGTAGCACTACTACCAGCACTCAAAGTGTTTGTCGTTACAGATCCAACAGCTACAGTAGCTCCATTAGAATCTACATAACTTTTAGTAGCTGCATCTTGAGCTGCTGATGGATTAGTAACATTTTTAATACGTCTGCTTGTTGCATCAAATTGATCAGTGCTATCTTTTACTAAAGCATCACCAGCAATATCAATAGACTCTTGAGCCATATTAAAAGCTTGAATACTATCGTTATCTAGATCTGATTCCTTAAAGACAGAACCAGCAGCATAATCAACGAGTCTTGTAGATTGACTTGTAGCTCTTCTTATTTCTATTACGGCATCTTGAGCTGGAGGTGTTCCAAACTGTACTTGATTAGAACTAGGAAAAGTGTAGTGAGTTGTAATTGTCTTAGTTACTCCATCAACCTTTACGATAACATCATCAGTTGATCGGTAACTAAAAGGTACACTGAATGTAGTGGTACTGTTATTGCCAGTATAACGATTTAAAGCAAATGCCATAGTTTTTCCTTATTGTTGTTGTTGTTTAAGTATGTTTAGGATAGCTGGCACTTCATTCATACCAGCTTTTGCAAGTGATTTAGAAACCTCTTTGTTAATAAACTTATCAAATAAATCTTTGTTTTGCTCTGTCTTACCCTCTTCTATTATTGTAAGAAGCATAGCTTGGTCTCTAATTTTTTGAATAGCAGATTTAACTCTTGTAAAACCAGCTCCTCTTTTAGATACATCTTGAGTACCAAAAGGAAGTCCAGCTCTTGCATAAGCATTAACAACCTCAACGAGTCTAAGCTCTCTTGTTTTTCTCATATATCGATCCATAAGAGTTTCTTTACCATCGGCTGTTTTAGTTATATTAAGTTGTACTCCTGGTAAGAACCTATGAGTTACTTGTGGTATAAAATTTGTACCAGTAGCCTGACCAGCAGCTATTAAATATCTTTCTGCATATAACTCTTCTTTCGTTACAGCTTCTTTTCTTATCTTAGTGTCCATTACATTTAGTCCAACAAACTTAGACATAAATGGATTGTGTATTTTTCTTGGTCTTCCTAAAGGTGTATATGAGTTAGCAATCGTTCCAGATTTAAACATGGACATAGCATACTGTTCTAAAGTTTGTGGATCTTTAAGTTGATCATCAAATTGGTAAGCAACATTTTGAGCTGTTTTTGGTATAAGTAATCTTACTTTTGATGTAAACCACTCCATTACATCATATTCTTTATCTTTACTAGTGTCATCTATTTCATCTGTAAGTTTTAACAGCTGATCAATACCACCAAATAAATTTGCATCTCTTATTGTATTTACTATAGAAAACCATGCAGTTTGTATATACTGTAAAGTTTCTTTATATGCTGATGCATTAACAAATTCACCTTGTTCTCTTCTCATCTCAAGGTTAGTTAAATAATCAAAACTATTAAATAGTATTTTTAGAGGAGTAGATATAGGATCTAAATTTCTATAATTTATTTCTTGATCACCAATTCTAATTGTGTAGGGAGGTAAATCTCCATACTCTTCTGACTGTCTTCTTAGCCTATGATTTGTAGCAGTAATACTACCAGTTGCATTTCCAGTTATATATAAAGACATAGCAGCAGCTACAACACTATATCCAAACAATGCTTCACCATTAGCTCTTGCTTGTCTTCTGATTCCATTTTTACCTTGCAAGTCAGCTAGATATTTAGGAGCTAAAAACTGAACTCCAGGTGTCATCCTAACACCAACTTCCATAACTCTTATTGGAGTTCTAAAGAATAACTGTCCTACAACTTTAAATATAGGATGCCCAGCTACAAAATTTTCGTATCTTTTTGCAGTTCTACTAACAACACCTTTTCCAGAAAATTCTCTTTTAAATAAAAAGTCTTTTGTAAAATCTAAACCCTCAGTATCTAGTCCAGTCTTCATTCCCTCTTTATTTTTATCTATTGCTCTTTTTACAAATATTTCTAGTTTCTTACCAGACAAACCTCTGTTTTTTCCATCTCTTATCAGAGCATCAATAGCAGTCTTTTTAAATTCCAAAGATTCGTCTATTGTCTTTTTTATATGACTCTCAAGGTCTTCTTCAAACTTTTTACTTTTAACATACTTTATACCAAGCTTTTTATCATTTAGAGCCTTTTCAGTAAACTCTTCAGCAGCTTGACCAGCTATGTAACCTCTGTAAGTTGTCTGCTCAAAGAAAGCATCAGTTGCTAATAGAAGTCTAGGAAAAGTTCTTATTAAACCTGCACCAAATCTTTTAGGAATAGAGGGTAAATTCTTTCCACCAAACTCCATAAACTTATCATAAGTATCAGTAAGAAAAGCTTTTTCATATTTTAATGCTGCTCGAAAAGCTTTAAACCCTGCTCCAGCAGCTTCTTTTAATGCACCATATTGAGCTGATACACCTTTAATAGCAGCGATACTATAATCACCTCTACCAAAAAATTCTAACAAAGGATTTAATGCAGTTCTGTAAAATGATGGTATACCATTAACAGTTAATGATGTTGTGCTTAGTGCATTACTAATCATAAGTTCTGACACTAATCTATTTACTGGTTGTATAATATTGTTGTAAACTTTTTTTGGTAAACCATCAGCTTCAAATGATTTTTGTATGAGGGACTCTTCTACTTCTCTAAGCTTCTCTTTAAGCTCTACGACTTTTGTGTAATTGCCACTTTCAAACTCTGAATCAATTTGTCTGTTTAAAGATTTTATTAAAGGATTAATTCTTGCTTTATGTAATCTTCTTACATAAGCATCCATAAATTGGTTTAAATTTTGTTTTTGTTTCTTTGTTAATTTTACTGTTGGATCATCAGGCATAACATCACCAGCTTTTACTTTACTTAAAGAACCAGCAAAAATTCTGTCTTGTAGTTGACCCATTATTCTACCTGATGACTGTCTAAAATCATCATCAACTTTAGCAATTTTATCTTCAAGTGTTTTTAAGTTTTTGAAATGATCTATAAGATTTCTACTTGATGTCTCATCAGTTGTATTTTGTAATATTTGAAATGTTTTTATTAGTTTTGAACTAACAGTGTCTCTAGCTTCTGCTAATGATTTTTGTAACAACTGACTCTGTGCTTCATTTAATTCAGTTCCAAATAGCTTATGTAACTCATCTAATTCATCTAAACCTAATGTTTCAAAATCTTTGGTTACAGCTTCAACAATTTTACTAACAACTCTTCTACTTTGAACCCCATCTTCTTTAACACCAACAGGTGTTCCATCTGTTAATTCTTTAATCTTTTTTACTATATCATTTAGATTACTTGCAATAGGGTTAGAACTAAGGATAGCTTCTTCTTCTAAAAGTTTCTTTTCTTCATCAGTTACTTTTATTTTTTCTGATGGTAATTCTTTACCTGCCTTTTTTGCAGTTAATAAGTTTGTTACTGTTTTAGCTCCAGTTCCTAATACACCACCTAAAGCTCCTCCGATAGCTGTAGCTAAAGCAACTTCACCTCCACTTATCTTTTCTTTTTTACCACCAGCAACTTCAACTGTTTGCCTTGATACATTTTCTAAAGCTGAAAAGGTAGCTGTCTCGGTCGCTAACATTACACCTGTTCCAACAGAAGATTTAAGTGCTTTTTTAATCTTTTGTTTCATCGCTTTTTTTGCAACAAATTTAGCACCAACTCCGATACCTAGTGTTCCTACACTTAACCAATTAGTTAAATCTGTACCCATACCAATAACAGCTCTTTTTGTACCAGACAAAGATAAACCTAAATCATCGTAGGCATCCATCATATATAAGAAAGCTTTCTTTTGTTCATCTGAAGCTCTTCTAATATAATTAGCTTTAAACATTGTAGAGCCAAGATTATAGTTAAACCATCCCATTTGGTTAAGACCATACTCACCAGCTTCTTCGTCAGTGCCATTGAAATCTCTTCCTCGGTTCATTCTAAATATTATTTTAGAAGCATCGATAAAGTCAGGATCGTTTTTTAAAAACTCATCATTGGTAGAGTTTTCTGTATCAGGGTCTTGATACATTTTATCGAAACTAGGTTTAGGAGGTTGTTGAGTTTCAGCTTGTTGTGGAGCTTGTGTTTTCTTATAAGCATCAATCTTTTCCTGCATCTGCTGAATAGTAAGGTCTTCATCCTTGAAATTATAATTCTTACCACTTCTAGGATCAGTATATTTTCTAACCATTATAGTGTCGGTATCTCAAAATCAGGAGCTGGAATGTCAAAAGTTGAGACATTTCTCTGATCTGCTGATCTATTATCTAATGTTTTTACAAAACCAAAATCTTTTTCTAGTGCTTGCTTTGTTGCAATAGAAGCTTTTTGATATACTTGTTCTCGTAAAGTTTTTGGACTGACATTGTTAAAATCTTTTCCATTATTTTCATAAACAAATAACAACAGCTCATCAACAGCATCATCATAATATTGTTGTGCCCAACTTTGTAAGTCTACCCTTTGTTGAAGCAACTCATATAAAGGGCTAGCTGTAAAAGGTGCTACATGAGAATTAGTAACAACATTGAAATACCTATCATATTCAGGATTGTTTTTTAGGTTTTTTGCACCATTAGCAAGTGATTCTACCTTTTTCATTAAAGCTATTTTTTCTGGCTTATTAATATCTTCTGCATCTTTTATTTGTTCTAATATTTGAGAGGGTGGTATATCGCCAGTTATTGTTGAACCAACTATTTGTGTTTCAAGTCTTGTACTGTTAATTAAACTTGTTTGAGCATCAACTTCATCTGGGTCTTCTGTATTTAAAAAGTCTACTAAATTTTTATTTGCAGGATCATAATCTAAGTAATTTATTCTTTGATTAGGGTTTTTTTCTTTTTTGTTATATAAGTCTTGTTGTTCTTGTCTTATTCTTAAAGTTCTTTCTCTTTCTCTAGCTTGAAATTCAGCAGATTTTCTTGCAAGAAGAGATTGTCGTATAGATACTTTTTTATCAGCGACTTGTTGTTTAAGATCAGGTGTTAAATAGTTTCCCTTTGGTATCATCTCTAGCACCTTTACTGCTTGTGTAATGTCACCAGTCTCATCTGCAATTCTTTCAGCTACATCTAAAACAGTTTCAACTATTCCATCTCTTCTTGATATAGTATCTAAAGATGAAGATTTTGCCCAAGTATCATCTATTGCTTTTAATGAAGTAGGTTGAGCAGATGTTAAGTTACCTCTTATTACTAAAGATACTTTTCTTCTAAAATCATCATTTTGTATCTGTATATCTCTTTTTGCTTGTTCTGATCTAAACTGTAAGTTGTATTGTCTGATCTGACCCTCTATTGTAGATAATGCTCCTTGAGCAAAAAACTCTCTGCCCTCTACTTGTTGTGAAATATCTTGTCTTAAATCGTTAAAGAATACTGATCGTGCACCAGAATTAAACTTTATGTTTTCATCTGATAATGCTTTTTGTATTTGTTCATCAAAATACTTTTCTGCATATTGAGCACCTAATCCCTCGGCAACTCTTGCTCTAACTCTAGGTGACAAATCAGGAAATATTTCTCCTACTTGTGTCTTACTAGCTAGTCCAAGTTCTGCATCTTTTTTAAACTCATTGACATAGAAATCAATTTTTTCTAAATCTTCTTTTTCTTTTTCTTGTCTTTTTTGTTCAACAATTTCAGAAGCTACACCTAAAGCTTCTGCTAACTGGCCAGCTCCTGTGCCAGCTTGTTGAGTACCTCCTCCAGCAAAAGCATCTATAGGTCTTGCTTGAGGTTGTAGTCCTGGTTGTGTTAAGTTACCAACTGGTTTATTTTTTGCCATCTATACTTCCCTTATTATATTATACTAGCTCCACCAAAATTCATTCCTGGTGTTCCAAAATTACTTGGTCTTAAATTTCCCATAACAGGTGAAGTAACCATCGCTGACCTACCCATACCAAAACTATTACCAAACGTACTACCTATAGATGGTATTTTAAGTGCATCACCTATTCCAGGAATAGCAGCTATTGATGCACCAGTAGATATAAGAGAGCCTAAGATGTTACCACCAACTGGCTGTTCTTGTTGTGCATATCTATTTGCAAGTGTTGCATAAGATCTTGTTCTGTCATCATTTAGAGCAGCTACAGTGTTAGTAAAGTTTCTTTGAATTGTCTGGTTAGCCATACCAGCTTGCATCTCTGTATTTTCTAAAATTGCATCTACTGATAAACCAGTAATACCTGCTTCACCAAGCCTTACTTGTTTAGTAGCTCGGTTTTCCATAGCTTCTACTCTAGCTTTTAATAGTTCTTGTCCAGACTTCTCAGATTCTTCTTGTTGTCTTCTATCTAAGATAGCCATGTCTCTTCTATAGGCTGCATCTGCATTTGCTCGTAAGGTAGCATTTCTACCTTTAGCTGCACTTTCTTCGTTCTCAGCCTGTACATAGCTCATAACACCTTGACCTATTGTCAAAACTGCTGCAACAACTGGATCACACATTATTTAATTCCTTTGTAAATAAATAAAAATTTTCTTTTTTAACACCATAAGGTTTTTGAAATTTTACATCAAAGCCACACCACTGTAGCCACCTCATAGCTGTCTTATTTTTGTCGTGAACAAAATTATATAAGACTGGATATTTTTCACCTAAGTGATCTACCCACGTTCTACACTCTCTTAAGAATTCTTTTGATATACTTTTTATTGATGATGATGTTAACATCCAAGGCACTCCATAGTTAGTGCCATTAACACAATCAGAAACACCAAACATTCCTATAATCTCATTACCATTGACAATAGTGTACACTTTAGCATTAGGAGCTTTGAATGCTCCCATTAAAGCATCGATTGGTTTATGACCATTCATAGCTTTTATTTCCTCAATGTCTTCTTTTCTTAATCGAGGAGCTAATATTACAGCATGAGTTTTAGTTGCTTCTATTACTTCTGCCATTATATCCTTTGTGATCTGATAGTATAGAAACCCTCCCACTCAGCTTTTTGAAAAGCACAAGGAAGATAACTATCAGAAGTTATTGATATAGTTACTCTGTCATTTTTAGACAGAATAGGAAATCTAAATGTACCATCATCGAGTCTAACCTCTTCGATTAAACTATCAGATTCATTAACAATAATTCCATTAAATTCATAACTACTAGCAGTCCTAGATTTAGGGGTTACGTTAATTACAAAGTGACCAGTATCTTCATAGTCAATACTCATAGTTCTTAACTGCAACCTGCCAGAGTTGACTGTTATAGTGGCATTTTTTTCTTTGACATGTTGCTGTGAGAATTGATAAGTAAATGTATAGGGTATTCCGACTAAAGAAGCTGCTGCATTATAATTACCAGTAGCAGTTACTGTTGTTGTAGATGTTCTAGTAAGTGTAGGAATATCAACACCTTTTCTACTAGACCAAGCTCCTGACTTCACAACCTTTACTGTGTCACTTGTAGGAATAGGGTAAGGCAAAGTCCAAGTCGTAATGTTAGTACCTGAGTTATAAGAACCAGTAAGAGAAGTTTTTCTATCTAGCCTTACATTAAAATCTAAACCAGTATCAGCAGGATATTGTAACTCCATCTTTTCAATATAAACACCATCTGTTCTTGCTACAATTAAGTACAAAGTGTTTTCTAATAAATCAATATTAAGAATAGTATCGTTGTTGGATAGCTCGTAAAATGACCAAGCTGATAAAGCTTTTTTAGCTCTTGTTATTGTTGTTTCACCAGAAGTAAAATACCATCGGTAAACATAGATTCTATTTACATCTCCTGAAGTAATTGCATAAAGAGAATCTTCAGAATTAGATGCAACCATTCTTTTTACATTATTTGGAATGTATTGAGGAACATGAGCTGTAATGTTTGCAGCATTCTTTGTAATATTATCTTCGTCTACAAAGTATTCTCTTACGTTTGTAAATTCACCTTTCTTATATGCAAAGTAAACATTATTACCAGCTCCGACAGGCTGTACATTTGTATCAACCTCAAACTCAGTGGTTGCAGTAATACTAATTGTTTCTGGTGTGAGGTTACCATTAGACTCTAAGATAAATTGTGTTTTATCTGAGAAGAACAATAAACTCTCATTGTAGGGTATAACCTTTTTTAGAATAGAAACACTAGTGTGACTGACTGTCACATCTATAGGTGAATCATCTAATAAAGCTGTAACTGTACTAGGAAAGAAATTAAAGAAATCACCAGCTCTACTAAAAATTACATTCTCATCGGATATAAATCCAAGTCTATTTTTATGAAAGAAAACACCATTAATAGTTTGTCCTACAAAACTTGGGTCAGGAACTGATTCTAAATCTCCTACAGTTCTGTCATCATAAGTAGCTCTGTCAAACGTAAATGCACCACCAGACAAAGAAAGTTTATGTGGCATTGTTGTATTATTTATTTGAAACGTAATACCTGGTTTTACAGTTTCCTCATAGTCACCTCCAGTAGAAGTGGCCTTTACATAGTATTCATCAAACTCGTTACTAGGATCACCTATAATTTTATAGATATCTCCAATACTTACACCTGTAGTTGGAAGCTGAGAGAATTGGTTTTTTTCATCAGCAATACTTCCTGGTGTAGTACCAGTGTTCATAGCAACTGTTGTTTTCTTATTTATAATAAAAGTAAAATCAGCAACAGTTAAAAACTCTAAATCAGTTGAGGGATTACTGCACACTAAATAACCTGTACCATTAGGTGTGTTTACAGTGACAGAGTTACCACTTAGGTCATAGGCAACTACAGATGCAGTTGAATTGTCACTAGTAACAACAACTATATATTGATTGCTTGTATCTCTGTTTACAACATGGATAGCTGCATTACTTAATGATGAAGATGAAATTTTTGCTACATGCTCTGTTGGTGGTCGTTTAAGTAAACCATCAACAACTGAACTTATTCCATTAATTTGACTATCACATTGTGTAAGTTGTCTTAATGTAGCTGGTTGTTGTGAAACACCATTAATTAAATTTGGTATTGATGTACTGACTAAAGGCATTGGTTACCTCAAGGCTCGTCTTAGTACACCCCTGTTAACAATCTTACGAGTGGTAAAGTTGTCATTAAGTACGTTGTAATCTTGTGTTTGTGCTTCTATTTGTTCAAAGTATAATAAAGCTTCATTCTCATCAGCTTGAGTAAATCCTGATAAAGTTTGTGATCCTAATATTCTATTTTGAAATCTTCGTGCTGATTTAACTGTTATATATCTTCTTATATGTTGAGGTAAATCTGTAAATTCTAAGAGTAAAACCATAGTAACAAACAGAGTACCAGTGAAAGTTGTAAAACTTCGTTGCCCTCTATCATATAACCTTGTTCCTCTTTGTACGACATCGGTTTGTAGTGATTGACCAGTAGTATCTACACTAACACAATTAGCAGGTAACTCTATTTCTCCATCTGTATTAGGAGTAATAGGAAAGTTTATTTCTGTATTACAATGTAATCCTCTAGATTGAATTTCTACATTTGTTTCATCTAAAATACTTTCAGCAATAGAAACATCAGCAAGAGTTGCATCATCTAAAGATGAAACTGGAGCTTCACCTATTGATGCAAGCATAATGTTTACAGCTTGTATTTTACTAGTCGGTGTTAATGCCATTTAAATATTCCTAAGTTAAAAAAAGGAGCACCATTACGATGCTCCTTAATTGAGTAGTGTTATGCTGTTTGAATTTGAACAGCCGCTTCTGGCCTGAGCACTGCGTGGCCACTCGCGTATTTCGCGACAAGTAGTGTCCCTTGACGGCGAATATCGTATTCCGATTCGACTGCAAGATCCATTAATTTAACTGTACCCACAGCAGATGGGTGTGTAATAATGGCAACTGTATTTGCAGCAGCAGCTACCTGTTGTCCATTAGCACCACCAGCATCTACACCAGTACCAGTGATATTGGCAGTTGGTAGATGAGGTACTTTGATTAAATTAATACCAGCTAACTGAGGAACTTGTCCTGTTGCGATTGAACCTTGACCTGAAAAGTCAACATTCACAGCATTTGTTCCATTAGCTAAAAGATAATATTGCTCTGGTTTTAAGAAACAATATCTGTCTTCTGCTGGTACATAGTTGTCATCCAATGTTTCGGCTGCTGAGAAAATACTAGCAATTAAAGATGTTGCACTAGTATTCGCATCGGAATCAGTAATGACTGTGCCTGATGGATAACTTGTATCACCTACATTGGCTGTAGACGTATTTGCAGCAGCAACCATCATTTGTAAAACGTGCTTATCCATTTGGAAAGCAAGTGCTCTACCCATCTCTTGCGAGTAGACAGATCTTACGTCATAATGATTTTTAGCTTCGTCTATTGATGCTATAAAGTGATGTGATATTAATAGGTCATTGATTTGAATGATTTTCTCGTTGTGGTTCAAATCTGTACCTACGATTTCAGCTCCAGGAGTGTGGTAAGCAGCACTTGATCTTCCCATAACTGGAAAGCTTGCACTTTTTCCTGAAGATATTTGTCGGACAAGATGTTTGTCCATTGTTACGGCAGTTCTTTCAAATGATTCCATAACCTCACCACTGAACACTTTAAGAAATAAAGAGTTTGCATTAGCATAGTTACTATCATTTGCATTAACTGCACCGAGTCTTGAGACTGTTGCATTAGTCATGTTTTATCTCCTTGATAAAATAAGTTAATATAAATGTTTTCTATCTACACCTTACTTCGCAAAAGTATTCTCCTCGGAGAGTTTTGTTCGTTTTGGTTTTGATTAGAGTTTGGAACGAGCCAACTTATCTTGAACTTCTTGTTGATAAGATGGATCTTTACGATACTCTGGTTTTGCCATGTCAGCAGTGACTTGACTCCAGTTATCATATCCGACTCCAGTGGATGCAGCAGATTTACCACCAACTAGTGATGGGTCTGTGCCCTCTGAACTTGTATATCTAGCATTTAAACCTTGTACTGCAAGATTTATTTGAGCTACATCAGAACTGTTAACAGCAGTGTTGAAAGCATTAACTTCATCTTTTGATAAACTATCTTTCGCCCAGTTAACCATTTCTGTATAATGTTCTTTACCACCTACAGTATTGTAAACTTGGTTTTGAACATTTGTTGCTAGTGCCTGTTGACCTTGAATATATTGGTCAACGACATTTCTTGGTATACCTTTTTGTTCCATCTCAGCATAGCTTGAGTCAGAAAGACTACCATTTGTATTATATTCATTTGAATACTTACCAAAATCTAAACCGACAGACTCCAATGCTTCTTCTGCATTTTCACCTTGTATTTCTAAAGTATCATCTTTAGGTTTTTCTGTTGGTTGTTCTTTTGGTTCTTCAGCTTTTTGTTTTTGTGTAAGCTTTGTGTATTCACCTTGAAGTGAGTCATAAGCTTTTGCTAAGTCTTCAGGAGACTTAAACTTTTCTTGTAACCACTCAGGTCGTTCTTGTGTTGTTGTTACTTCTTCCTTAACTTCTTCTTGAGGTTTTTCGGAAGTAGTTTCTTCTGATTTTATTGTAACTGTTTCAACCATGATTAACTCTTTACAATAATTGAGCCTTGAGCATTACGATACTTTTTGCCTGCTTCGGCAGTTTGTGCATTCCATAATGGTAGGTCTTCAATTTTTAGTTCTTTAGTCTTGGTTTCTTCTTTTGGATTATCCTTATCACTAAGGGTCTTACTCAGTTTCATTTGTAGTTCCTTGTTGTTGTTGTGGTTGCTGGAGATTTTGAGCTGAAGCTTTAGCATATTCTTTTACAGCTCCAGGTGCAGCTTTCTCCATAGCAGAGTTTAACATTTGTTGCTGCATAGCTTGCTGCTGTTCTTGAACTTCAGCAGCTAGTTGCTCGTCAGTTTTAATTAGACCTGACGTATCTATTCCATGACCAGTAGCTAACCTAGTTATCAAGTCACCAAAGTCAACTCTTTGAATTGTTTCTGGATTAGCTTGAGCTAGTTGAATAACATCTGTCATAAAGGTTCTAAGCTTATTAAGATCATTACCTCTACCAAGAGCTTCAATACCAGTTATAATTACTGGAGCTACTTTGTCTTTTGGAATCTTTGGTATCTTACCACTTGATGACATCCTTTGCATAAGAATATTAACAATAGGTAATTGCATTTCTTGAGATAGAATAGAGTAAACACCACCGAGTGCTGTCTCTAATTCTTGAGCCATATATCTAATTTCTTCAGCAGTAACTCTTTCAGCTTTTCTTTGTATTGCAGAGTTAAGTAAGAAATCAAATGCTAGTCGTTCTTCAATTCTTGTAATAGCTTGAAGAGACACTTGCATGTCTGCTCTTTTTTCAGTTTGTAAAACTCGTACATCATCAGGTTGACCAGTAATCACTGCACCATTTTCAGCTTCAGCTATATCTCTTTTTCGTGTAGTAGCATTAGGCCTTACTAAGAATACAACTTTAGATGTAGCAGCAGCAGCTTCAACCAATGCTTCGGTCAAACCCTCTAGACTTTTTAAGTCTCCTATAAATTCTTCACAGTAACTTCTACCATAATCTTCATTATCAATCCTAACCATTCTTAATGGTATAAAAGGTAAAAGTTCTTTTTTGTATCTTCCTTGTGACTTAGGAATAATTACATCTTTAACTTCTTGTTGAACATTATAAAAATCACCATCTTTTGTGACAACAGTAAATACTTCAACATCTTCATCTTGATTTTTTATGTCAGCTTGTTGTCTAATTTCTTCATCAAGTGACATCGGTGAAACCATTTCTTTTACAATAATTTCTAATACCTCACCTTGTGGATCTCTTTTTACACCAAAAGAATGTAAAGGAAAAACTCTTAGATTTCCTTTTTTAGGTAAATGTAATAATACGTTACCACCTACAATTAAATGCTTAAGAGCTTCAAATACTGGAACTCTTATAGCTGAATTTTCAACTTCAGCCTGTATTTCTCTTTCTATATTAGCAAGTGTATCTTCTACTTTTGTTTTTAAACCAGGTTGATTAACTAATTCTTTTTTAGTTTTTGAGTCAACAGACAATCTAAAGAAAGGACTATTAGGTGGAAACAATAACAGTAATAGTTTACTAGCAAGATTGTTTACACCTCGTGAACCAACAGATTGATAGGGTTGATATAAATCATTACTATAAGAAAAACCCTCATAAGGTAATAAAGAGGGTATAGTTAACTCAGCACATTCTCGTGCTCTATCAAGATAAAGTTCTCTTTCTGTTGCTAACTTTTCGTATCTGCCTGATGCACTCATATTAATTAGGTATGTTTAAACCTGAACCACTACCATAAGAACCACCTAGTGCTGTATCAGAACCAGTAGTTCTCAACGAGCTTCTTCCTTTTTTCTTTTTCTTTTGTGACTCATTATCCACTAACTCTGGTGTCTCAATATCTGATGGATCAGTAAGAGGAGGAGGTGGTGGGGGTGCAGGTGGGGGTTTTGGAGCACTAAATACACACATATTATTCTTCCTTGTTTTCTTCGTTTTCTTTTAATGTTATTAACCATTGAACAACTGACCTTTGACCAGATTTAAACCATATCTCTCTATCAGTAAGTTTTATATCTGGACACTCATTTGGAAAAATCTTATCGAGTTCGTCTATAAGATCTTCTAATTTATAAGGTAATTGTTCCATGAAATGTTTCTAAAACCATTAGTACAGCTATCTTACTGGACAAGCTCCTGTTGCACATTCATCATCCTTTAGCTCTTCTAATGAATTTGCCGAGTTAATATCTATAGGTTCTAATTGTTTTACATACTCATCGTGTTCTTCTTTAGTTACTACTTCTTGCGGTAAGTAAGGATAACCAAGGTCAGAAGCTGATTTTGTAGGGTCATTTCTGTAAAGAAAAGAAACACCTATGTAAATATCCCAATTCTTAAGTAACCATTCTATTATTGCTGGAACTTCTTTTTTATCATACGAGATTGTAACTGAGCAGTTATGGTCAACATAGTTTTCCATTAACAGTTTATATCTATCTAGTTGATCAACTGCTGCTTCCAAGTTTACTTCTTTACCATCTACTTCTGTAAAATCAACATTGTCATGACAAACAGGAAATGTAACTAAAACACTTGTATCATCATAAGGATTATCCATAACCTTGTAGTTACTTTGTTTTAATTTTTTTACAAGAGGATCACTTTTAGAAAAGTTAATGTTATTAAATATGTATTTACCTAATGGTTTATGTACTCCCTCAGTAGTGTCCATTATTTTAGATAAAGTTCCACTTGGCTTAACAGTAGTCACAGCTTTAGGTCTTGGCATATTAAGTTCTTCAGCCATACTTTCAGCTCCCTTAACTGCTATTTCTTTTAATCCTTTAAATGATTTAGCAGAGTCACAATGTTCCCAACTTACAATTCCAGTTAGGCCAACTCCACATAATCGTAAGAAATTATTAAGCTCATGCCATGTGTCAGCTAACACTCCATCTTTTAGATTAACACAAGTTTGTCTATAGTTAGCTCTTGCAATTAAATAAATAGCTCTAAGTAAACCCTCCCAATCACCATTAAATTTTCCTAAATCACACTCGACTAAGTTACAAAAATTTTTGTTACCTAAAAGTATTTCTGCACAGGGGTTGAGTCCTTTAAACCATGCTGCTTTTCTTTTTGCTGTTTCAGCATTTATAAAACCAGGTTCTGAACCTCCAGCTTCTTCCATTAATTTAAATATATAATGTAGTTCTGCTTTTGTAGGTTTTTGATGAAACACTAATGAGTTATTAGATTGGCTTCTTTGTGGGTTGTCATTGAAATGATCTTTCTTAGCTTTAGCAAAATCTTCCCACTCAGGACTATTATAATCTAATAAGCATATCTCTGCTGATCGTCTACTTGATAGTACAGTTCCTACCCAATTAATAATGTCCAAAATATCCAAATGGCTAAGAAGATTACCAGACCTCCTATTAAGTATGTCAACGATTTGTAAAAATGCTTTTGACAAAAGTTTATCGCCTTGAGAAATCCAACCATAACCTGAGAGTCTCGAACCCTCTGGCCTAATTTCAGAGAAGTCAATAACCAGTTTTTCACAGTCATACTTACCAGCAAGAAGTTTTCCAAGACCTTTGCACCAACTTTCGGCACTATCCCCAATACTAACTTTCCAAAGTTTTTTATCTTTGTCATAAAATTCAATGTTGTCATTTCTACCTCCTTTTGTTTTTCGTTTTGTTCGGACAACTTCAACATTATGAATATAGTTTTGAAATCCATTTAAAGTTCCAGTGACTGGTTGGAAACCCACACCACACCCCTGAAGCAATAACCAGAAAGCATCCACTATATCATAAACTGTTTCTACTCTTAGAAAGCTACAATTAAACTGAGAAGCTTCTCTTTTTTTAGAGACTTCAGTTCCACCTAACCATAGTGTTCTACCAGCTACAGATACTTTTCTTTCTAGAAGTAACTTTTTTAATTCAGTAAGCTCTTGTGACTCTTCATAATTTAAATCATGTTTCTTAGCTCTAATCCATAACCATCTTTGATGACTAATAACTCTGCTTATAGTTTCTTTCCATGTTTCAAATTTGTCATTATCTAATGGTCGATTATAAGTTCTTCTTGTAATTACTTCTGCTCTCGTAGATACCATCTAGTTGTTCTCCTTTTTTTTAAATAGTTCCCATTTGTTTAAGTTGTATTTTTTAAACCAGACTGATGGTTCGTTACATTTAGCTGCTCTAAATTTTCTTAGAGGATATTTTTCTTCGTACACTTCTATAAGTTCAATAACTGCTGACTTGCAGTCTGAAACTAATTGATTAGGATAGTGCTTCATATGAAGCTTGTTATTTAACTCAAACCACAAAGTGACAATGAACCAATCAAACATCTAACCCTAAATTTTTCCTAGCATTTTGTCTGATTAAAAAAGTTTTCTTATCGTAACACCCCCACCCTTGAATCATTTCTGGATGAGTTAATGTTTTATCTATATATTCATTTATGACATTTGTAATGTGGTTAACTTCACACTTCTCAACACCACCATAAATTTTTTCTTCACCAGTAATTAAAAACAGTATTAATACCCATTTCATTTTAAACCTGCTTCTTCTCTAAGATTTTCTTCATCTGTAATTAAAAAATCAATATAAGCTCTAGCTTTTTTAAGATCCTCAATGTGACCTCTATCTTGATATCTACATATGTATTTAATTACATTTCCCTGACAGAAACTTAATTCGTTAGCGAGTATAAAATTTATTGGTTGAATTTTGTGCTGACTATAATGGTCAGGATTAATTGCTTTATCTTTTTCTTCTCTTAATGCTTTCGCAATATCATAATACATTTGGACTCCATAGTTTTATTTGTTTGTTTTTAAAATCGTAATCACTAGCTCGTAAGATTCGAGCCATGCGAGCTTGTAACAAAGCTTCGTTTTCATCTAAGTTTGCTTTGGCAAAACAATCTAAAACAACTTGCCAAGAACATTCCTTAGTTAAAATTTTATCAGCAGTTACAGCTCCTATACCTGGTACACCTGAATAACCATCAGTTGCATCACCAGTCAGTGTTTGTTTTAGAAAGTTGTAGTCAGCTACTTCTTCACCTATCTCGTGTAGTTGTCCACTTTTCCATAACAATCCTGGAATAGTCATTAGGTCTTTATCTTCAGATACAACAATTTTCTTATCTTTAATAAGAGTAGGATGTGTAGATAAAATTCCTAATACATCATCAGCTTCAAGTTCAGGTCTTACATAAGTTTCATAATTATCTGTAATCCAGTTAACTAATGCTTTGTAGCAGACAGGTTTTCTTATTTTTTTTCTATTTACTTTGTAATTAGGATTAATCTTTTTTCTAAAGTTTTCCTTATCAGTAAAAGCAAAAACAACTTTGTTGGCTTCAGTTGCTTCAAGCAAATGATCTACATATTGTTTTATTAAATTAGAAGCTTCCTTTCGGTCACTCCAAAGTGTCCAGACATCTTCACCCCAGTCAACCTCATGCTCACTTGCAGAGGAATATTGATAAGCACAGATATCTCCATCAATTAGTAATGTTGTCATTTAGTGCCTTTGTGGATAGGTCTATGTTTAATAAACCTTATCTTTTTTGTATGAGGATTATAATGTAGGTATCTAACACCGAGCTTTTTTTGTATTGAAGTTCGTGAAGATAACCTGCCATCCTTATAACTTTTAACGTCAACTAATAACAATTCACCAGAGTTTACATTTAGAGCTATCAAATCAACAGCTCCAGATTGACCACTATTTCTAAACACCTCATATCCTTTTGACCATAGCCAAGCTATACAATGGTGCTCTGCTATATCTCCTTTACGTTGAGGACTAATGTGTTTGAGACCAATCTTTTCCCACTCGGTATTCGCAATCCAACTCACATCGGAAGCTAAACTTTTTCTCTGAGTTTCGGATTGCTTGCTTTGCGAGTTTTCCAAGCTCATCAGCATGCTCCTTTCTTGTTTCAATTTGTATTTCATCATGAACCCATGCTACTTGTTTGCAGTCTAAGTTATGCTGATGGATTAATTCGTGGACATCTATAATCCACTGTTTACAAATCAATGCTCCTGATGATTGCAGTAAAGTATTCAGAGCTTTGTGAGCTGACCTAATCTTTAGTTGCCTACCATCAAGACCTTTGATGTAACCTTTAGTTGCTTTTTGTTGTACGTCTTCTATTAATCTTTTGAGTGCTGGTGTTCTTTTCATAAAATCAGAAATAATTTTCTTTCCTGCCTTTACGTCTTTACCAAGTATCTCTCCCATCTTAGCTGCACCACAACCATAGACTAATGCATAAATAAAAGTCTTAGCTTGTGCTCGTGTGTCTAAGCCTGCTGCTTTTTGGTTTGCAGTGTGTATGTCTCCATCTAAAACTTCTTTAATGTAAGTTCCATTATCATAACGAGACATATAGTGAGCTAAACATCGCAGCTCTAATCCTGACACATCAATACCAACTAGAACATTATCATCATCTACAGTAAATAATTCTCGACACTCTTTACCATAAGCAACAGTAGTAGCAGGGACTTGTCCTACGTTAGGATGACTGTGGGTAGCTCGACCAGTTACTGCTCCATTAGTATTTACACTTCCATAAATCCTATTGTTCTTAACAAGTTTTAACCAAGCTTGTCTTCCCTCGGCTAACTGTCCTATTCTTTTTTCTATTGTGTAATACTCAACAAGAACTTTTGATTCAGGGTAAGGTAAACTTTTTAGAACATCTTCATCTACTTTCGGTTTACCATCATTTGTATATTGTTTAGGTTTCCATCCTCTAAGATTTATTAATCTATTTGCAACATGATCTCTAGAGCTTGGATTAAATTCTATAACCTGAACTTTTTCAATTAATATTCCTTTTCTGTACCCTAGCTTTTTGTTATTTACTTTTGGTATAAAAGGAGTTCTTACTTCCCAGTCAGGAAAAGAATCTTTAAGTTTTTGTTTAAGGCTTTCTCTTTTTGCAGCAAGCTCACTATACAATCGTTGAGCTTTAGTAGTATTAAATTTAAAACCATTACACTCTTGCCTATAAATTATTTCAGCTAATCTATGTTCAAGTTCTATTGACTCTTCACTATAATTTTTTTCATAAATCTTTTTCCAAAGGGAGTCAGTGACATGAACATCTTGAATACAATATGATAACATCTCATCATTAAATTGTTCCCAAGATCCTGTGTAGTCTCCCTTAGTGTTTCCTAATCTAACACCCCAAGCTTGTAATGAGTGTCTACCAATTAGCTTTGTCGGAAAATCTTTTGTTTGAAAATCTCGTTCTTTGATATCTGACCAGATCAAACGAGTTAAGACTAAAGTGTCTCTGACCTTACCTTTGTAATTAAAGTTATATACTTTTTTTAAAGCTGGTAAGTCAAACTTAATTATGTTGTGACCTATAATACAGTCAGCTTGCTCCAATCTTTTAAGACCATCTTGAATATTATCAGTATAAGTTTCAACCTTATTTGTAGATGTATCTTTTAAAACAAGACAATGAACTCTATCCAAGTCATCAAGCAGTCCATTTGTTTCAATATCAAATATAATCATTCGTCTTTTGGTAGATAAACCATTACAAAAGAACCACACTCAGGACAACTTAGGTTTGTTTCCATACAAAACTCAGGGTCTTCATGATCAATGTCATGGTCACCACCCCAAATTAATTCAGTTCCACAATGCCAACATTTCATTAGTGCACACTCCTTATTTCTATAATTATTTTTTCAGCTTCTTCGTATTCCTCTGCAAGCTCATCTAATAAATCTTGCATGTATATTTGACTCACAACATCAGGTGCATAGAGAACTAATGGCTCTCCATTCTTTTGTATTTTTTTAATAGCTCGTTCAAGAGTCTTCCCTAAGTTATAAAGGTTGTCATCAGTAGTCATCATTGACATCCTCTAACAGTCTTCCAGTTTCAGGGTTATATATCAGGTGACCACATGTTCCAGTCTCTCCAGTAAAACGATTTTTAAGAACTCTTATTGTTGTTCTGTTCGGATCATCAGCTTGTTGATTTCGTTCTAAACTTAAAACCATGTCTGATAGTTGAGCAATACTATGACTACCTCTTAGGTTAGTAAGTGAGATATTTTTACCCTCTTCAAAAGATGTTTCTGACTTAGGCCTATTAAGATGTGAGACACAAAGTAAACAGATGTTTAACTCTTGCACTAAGGTTCTTAAGTTAGTCACAAAGTTATCAATCATACGTCTTTCATCAGTTTGTAAGTTTGTAGAAAGAGCTATGTGAAGATGATCTAAAATAATAAACTTACATCCACATGACTGTGCAAAATATCTAATCCTTGACTGTAAGTTATCAAGCTCGGTTGCACCAAAGCTGTCATAAAGATATACCCTGCCAGAACCAACAGTCCGATTGTAAGGCTCAACCAAGTCATCAAAAGAAACATCGTTGCACTCCAGATGTAAAGGTCTCTCGACCTCAATGCCCATAAGACCAAGTGCAGTCCTTTTGATACTTTCTTCCAACATAATAAAACCAACACTTTCGCCTCCTTTAATAAGACTGTGACCTATCTCTCTAACAAAAGATGATTTACCAATTCCTGATCCTGCACAAATTGTTACAAGCTCACCACATCTAAGTCCTTTTGTTTTTTCGTTAAGAGATTTGTAAGGATAGTCTGATGAATAAACTAATTCGTTTTTACTAATTACATCCCAAATGTCTCGACCATCTACTATGCCATCAGGTCTAAAAGTTTTTGCTTCCCATATTGAATTAAGCAGCTCCTTAACTTTACCTTTTACAACCATATCATTAGGATCTTTTTCTGATATACGAGCAATCTTTGCTTTTCCTGGAGCTATAAGTTGAGCACAATCTTGAGCAGCTTGTTGGCCAGCTTCATCCATATCAAATAAAAACACAACAGTTTCATAACTATTAAGAAACTCTAGTGATTTGCGAATATCATTTTTAGCCGAACTTGCACTTCGTACTGAGACTACAGAATACTTATGATTAAAACATTGAGATAGTGATATACAATCTAGCTCACCCTCTACCACAGTAATCATCTTACCACCCTGTCTCCAAAGCCATTCGCCATAGAGCAAACAAGAGTCGGTGTCACCTATAAATTTAAACTGTTTGTTTGGGTATCTAAGTTTTTGTGCAACAACTTTATTATTTAAATAGTAGTTGGCAATCTGAAAAGATTTACCATTTTCCTTACCTACTTTGTAACCAAACTTATCACATGACTCAGCAGTAATATGTCTTTTACTTAATGCTTTTATTTCACCATCATAAAATTTTTTATCTAATTCTTTTTCCATATACTCCTCTCCTTGATGACCACATCCAGGTGTGAAACAAAAACTACCATTAGAATAAACTGCTAAGTTGTTTTTACTTCCACACTTTGGACATGGCGAATGATGTAAAAAATGTGAGTTAGATTTCAACATCGCTGGGAGGAGTAACATTTAGATCGACATTGTGATCTACCCATGCTTTTACATCAAATGATGGACACTCTTTTCTATCATCTAGATTGTAATGCCCAACAATTTCTGCATCAGGATAGTCTTTTGTAAGACTAAGAAGTAACATTTGTAATGCAGAAAACTGTTCGTCTGTGAAATTATCTTCAGCTTTTAAATCATCATCAACTCCACCAACAAGAGCTACACCTATGCTCTGGGAGTTGTACCCTTTTACATGAGCACCAACAACATTAATATCTCTACCATTTTCTATAGTGCCATCTCTTTTAATAACTTTATGATATCCTATGTCTAACCACCCTTGACCTCTGTGAATTTTTCTAACCCACTCAGCATCAATATCCATTTCAGGTTTGGTGGCAGTACAGTGCACTACAATGTAATTAGTTTTTCTTCTTTCTGTCATCTAAACATCTCCTTATAGCTTTGATTCGTTGTTGTTGTTTTGGCTCTCTAATCCATGCAGCAGGAATAGAGACATCAGAAAAGTTAAAACCAAACCGATCACACCACATGGCATAAGTTGTTTTGCTTTTCTTTCCGATTCTTGTTCTTGAGTTACTAAACACAAATCGTATATCAAGATCAGGATGTTGCTCTTTAATAAGCTTATGTTTTGATCTGTCACTCGACACAAATTGTCCTTTAGCTTCAATGATAATTCCATTAGGTAAAATAAAATCTGGTGTATATTTTGAAGTTGGCTTGGAGTATTTAACTGTAAGTGTTTCATACTCAAACTTAATTCTTTGTTGGCACAACTGACTTGCAATCTCTTTCTCCAAACCACTTCTAAATTTTCTCGGACTAGAAATCGTCTGTTTCCTCTGATACTTCATCTTCCTCTGTGGTTGAATCTGTATCAGGTGCTTCATAACCTTTTTCTTCTTTAAATCCATGACTGCCCATATCTCCATCTTTACCTGAAACAAGCTCTATAATTTGGACTGCTTTAAGTCGCATGGTACATCCATAATTACTACCTGCTAGGTAAGGAATTAACAAAGCACTAACTTTACACTTTGTTCCTCCCCAAATTTGTTCATTAGTAAGCTTGCGACCTTTAGCATCAACAACAACTGGTTTCATATCAGCTTGTGTTCCATCCTTAAGATTAATCTTTGATTTTTGTTTAAAATTAAAAACAAAATTACCAGTGGGTTGATCCTGATCGTCTAACTCTTCTTTGTATGGTAAGTTGTTTGGAACTATTTTTTTTCCCTTACCTAGCTCTTTAGCTTTAGCAACAGTATCTTCTATCTTTTTAATAAGTGGAGCTGCTTGTTCTTTAGTAAGAATCAAACCAAGCTTGTATTCACCAGGATTTGAATATTGATCGTCTGGGTAGTTAAGCCAAGGGTATCTTGCTATACCGATGTCGGTAACTATTTGTTCAAATTTATTTGCCATATCTATTCCTTTCTAAAAGTAGCAACACATAGATTTAATACCTATGTGGATTAGTTATTATGAAAAAAAGAACTCAGATTCTAATACCTGATCTATAATTAGATCTCCTTTTTTTGGTGGCATCGGAACTTCATCCTTTTTTGATTCAGGAAGCATTGAAATAATGTCATTCCTAAAATCCATTAACACATCATGGCTCTTGTAGATATCAACAAAAGTTGCTCTACAACATTCACCAAGACGTTCTACATCAGCAGCTAGTGTTCCATAACTATCGTGCACCATAGCAAAATCTTTTATACCCTCTGCAAAAGCAGTGCATAAAGTCATTTGTAAATGGCAACTATCAAGAGCATGCACCCAGTTAGGTGAAACTCCTGCTGCTTGTTTTCTTTTATCCCACTTACTATTAAGATTCTCATTTGAAACTTTAAGTTGTGGTCTAAAAACTTTTCCCATTAGTTTTGTTTGTATTTGTAGTGGCTTGTAGTTTTCGTAAGCTTGTTGCACTGGAAAACCCATAGGTGTATACCACACTATAGGAATACCCTCGGCACTGGCAATTCGTGCGACATCTTGTAACCATTTCATTACCTTAGATGCAGCTTCAATTACATCACTGGCCACCTGCCACATAATTTTTGCAAGGTAGCTACAAGCTTTTAATAGCTCATCACCAAAAGGGTGCATGTGACCTTTCTCTTTTCTTTTTTGAACTATTTCATTTACAAAATCAGTCCAGGAATATTGTCTACTGCCATAGCATATTGTCATGGTAGGTCTTTTAGCTATACTTCTATCAACACCAAAATCTAACCACTTTTTAGCAAAGGGGTTTTCTTCTTTTTGTAATTTCAGTATTACATTGTCTGCAACCTTTTGATAAATATCAGCAGGTACTTCACTTGGAATCATATTAACTTGTTTGCCAGTTACTAAGCTTCGTATTGATGCACTAAAGTGCTGAAGACCTGAACAAGTTGCATCCATAGATATTGGCAGTGAACTTTTGTATTCTGTTCCTTGATCTAAAAAATTTCTCCATTCTAAACAAAATGCTAAAAACTGCCAGGGGTCATCTGCATCCATCCAAAATTTATTGTTGTAAGGATCTTCGGCTGAAGCTTTTATGTTATCACTATTTTTTTCAACAAAATCTATTCGATCTTGAAAGGAGCACTTATCATATCCAAAACAATTAGAGCCATGAATTGCAAGATAGCATGCACCTTGCTCACCTAATGATTTTGCATTGGCAAAAGTTAGTAATGCTTTTTGATAATCAGCTCCTTGTGGATTTAAAAAGGCAGTAGTTGCATATAACCTACCTCTAAAATCTAATTGATAAGGAAAGTAAAACTTATAGGTGTAAAACTTATCAGCTAACTCAAATGTTTTTGCACATTGTATCTGCTTTGATTTATGTCTTTCTACCTCACCATACCACACTACCATCTGAGCTTTATACTTTCTAAGTATCTCTTTGTTTTTTAATGACTCTTCACTTGGTTTAATTGGTTTCTCATCTTTAAGATCACCAGGAATTGATCCAACAGTATGACCTTTCTCCCAAAAATGTTTTTGTACTTTTAAAATTTCTCTATTAATAACAAAAGGTGTTTCCTGACAAATATTTATAGAATCATAAACACCAGTCATATCTTTCTCAGATAACTCTTGAAGATATTTATTGTTTTTTGTTTTAACAACAGTAAGTGGTGGTAGATGGTTAGAGTAATAGCCACCTCCATAAGGTGACTGCCATAACTTTGGTATTACAACTGTTGGTAATCTTTCAGGATGTAATATTGAACCTCTAAGTTTTTTTTCTTTTATCCATTTAATACATTTATCAGTTGGACTAATAAATTTTTGTACCTTTTTACCTTTTCTAAAATCTAACTCTGAAAATAAATCACTTACTAATTCTACTATGACATATAAAGTTCTTCCTACTCGGAGTTTATCTTTTACAGTCCACTCTATTCTTTGGAGACCATCTCTTTGTGATGCTTCTAGGTATTTTCTGCGACTATATTCATATCCTGCATTTCTACTTTTTAAATCTGAATAAATTTTAGTAAACAATTCTGGGTTTTGTTCTGCCATAGCTTCACAATTTATTTCGTCTAAAATGTGTTTGCCAATTTTTATAAATGTAGATGTAGCAGGTTTTCTTCTAGTTGCATTGTTAAGTAAAGTCTTCAGTGTAATAATTGCTGCTTTATCAGGTTCTATTAATTGTAAGTTCTCAATAGCTTGTGCTCTTAGCACTGGACTGTTCTTTGCTTTTTCATTGGCTATATACTCATCAAGTTTATCAGCCACTGGTTGTATGTAATGTTTAACTAAATACTTGGCATAATCTGTAGTTGCTTCCTGACCTCTGTCTTTTTTCTTTTCGTTGTTTTTCTCATATCTGTTGATGCCTAGCACTCGACTCTCAAGCTCTAAGTTTATTTGTTCCTCAAGGTTTACTTGCTCTTTTATCTTATCTGCCATTACTACTCCTTATAACTGACATTAAATACAACCATATAGGCATTAAAATCATCGGTTGACATAGAGACAAGGCTATTTTGTTGGGAAGGAAATCAAAGAATGCCGAGGTGCAAGGAAGATGCTTAAGATTTTGAATCCTTTGCATAAAATCAACCCTTGCTCACTGTGGCTTTCAAAGTAGCCAATGTCACTATGTCACCAAATCGTGTCACTTTAGTGTCACCACTTTGTTAGACTGTAATATGTCTCTTGCTTGCTCTAAGTTCTTATCACATAAGTGAGCATAACGTAGAGTTGTTTGCATGGATTTGTGACCCATCCACTTCATAACCACAGTCAGTGGTACACCTTTTTGTACCAGTCGAGATGCACAAGTGTGTCGGCAAATGTGTGGTACAAAATCTTCATCATTCCTATCTAAATGAATCCTTACTCGATTCCACCAAGCTCTAACCTGATGGTCTTTAAAAATAAACCTATTGTATTTCTTTAATATACTCGCAGCTCTATCAGTCAAATATACAGTCCTCTCTAAATCATTCTTACTACCATAGACAATCATAGAATTATCTTTTTCGTTTAAGTCTTTAAAAGAAACTTTGAGAGCTTCACTTCTCCAACGTAGTCCAGTGTCTATTAAGAATACTACAAAGTCAGAGAACTCTTTGTTGCACTGGTCAAGAAATTTTGTGATCTTTGCTTCGTCATCATCAGATAAAAAACTAAGTCTACCTTTACCCTCTTTAAGTTGTTCAAGTTTAGGTTGATGCTCTAGTGCACCTATCTTAACTGCATATCTAAATGACCTACTCATGACTGCATTGTATCGATTAACTGTTGCATTAGATACTTTACGTTGTTCTGTGAGGTGGTCTCTAATTTCTTCCAAGTGTCTATACTTAATGCAGCTTACTGGTAAGTTTTTACCTAAGATATCCATAATGAGTTTCATCTTAGAAAAACTATTTAGTTTAACCTCATGCTCATAGAATCGTTTATGTACGTCAGAAAATAAGTTCTCTAAAGTGTATATAGATTTTACCTTTTTACCAGTTGGTATAGGTAAACCTTTTTCTAGTGCATGCATCACTTCAGCATAAAACAACTTAGCTTCACTTTGTGTTGCAAACACTGGCCTTATTCTCTGTGGCTTGTGATCTTTACCAAGAAAACAATCAGCAATCCACTTGTTTCCTCTAAATATTACTCCCACAAATGCTCCTCTCTATAAGACTAGTATCACATGGTAGAGGTGGTGGGACTTGAACCCACAAGAACCGAAGTTCACTGGATTTTGAATCCAGCATGTTTACCAATTTCATCACACCTCCTAATGTATACAAGAATTTAATTTTGTATGTATTCTCTCAGCTAATCTCTCACCTTTATATGTAAGTTTGACTAGCTTGTTTCTCCTATCAGTAGGGTCTTCAAAAGACTCTACAAGCTCGTGACCTTTCTCTCTATGCCTATTTATTGCAGATAAAGTTGCAACATTTCTAGACAGTGTTGATTGTGGCATATTTAAGTTTACTACTAGTTTCTGCATTGAGATACTCTCACTTGCCATAGCAACATTTAAAAATGTTCTCATTGTCTGTACTAGCATTTCTGAGTCGTATTCTTGAAAACACTGATAAATGTCATCAAGACAAGCAAAACTTTTATTTTGCTTTACTTTTTTTGTATTCATTAATTACTCCTCTTGGTGTTATGACACACCTCATTTTATGTATACCTAGAATATACTCTCTAGTGGATATCTTTTCCACAAAAAACAAATTCGAATTTTTTACATTGTATTCCACATAAAAAAACCAGAAATATAAATTAAAACACATAAACATTTTTGTAATCTCCTCCAAGTAGTGTTCTACATAAGTTCTACTAAAAAAGTGCATCATAGTAAATACCCTTTTCTAATAATTTTTTATATTTGACTGCTTCTAAATAATGTTTATCAGCAACCATGTCCAAACACAATACTGAGTAATTTCTCGCCAGTATTAAGTTATCATCATATGCCTTTTGGCAGCTTATGATTCTTGTGTCAGAGTCAGCACCAGTATACTTCGTCATCACTCTCCTCCTCTGTTATATCTTCATCTTCAATTATGTATTTATAACCTTTAGGCATATTTTCTACATCAACAACACACCCTCCCTGGACTTTTATTATAATTACTTTACTCATCAGTTACTCCTTTTTATTTCTCATAAGTATTGATATTATTTTGTTTCTCATAAGTATTATGTTATAACCTCCTTAGAGCCAGGAGAATTAGTTACTCGCCTGGCTCATAATTTATTGGTTAATGGTTTTCTTCCCCACTCTTACAAGGTAAATTAAAATGATATCTTAATCTTCCTCCCTTATATGTTCATTAATAACACCAAGTATTTTACCAATGTTTGGGTCAATAGATGTTATTTCTAATTCTTCAATAGAATCTTCATCAACATCTAAGTCTTCCCCCATCCATTGCTGCTCTTCGTCTTTCCAGTCCTTAACATCTTCCTCAGTGCCAAAGGTTACTGTTATTCCTCCATCTTCGTGGACAGTTCTTTTATATATTTTTTCTTTTTTAGTCATAATAATGTTACTCCTTTTTTTTAGTTAATGACATAAAAGGAGACCTTAACGAGCTCCCCTTTTCAAAATTATTATTTATCATCGGTGTCATTTAAACTTATATTGTTATTTCTCCTTAGTTGTAATTGGCTTAGTGTATAGCCATATTTTTTAGTTAATAGTTCAGTGACCAGTTGCGGCCTATCATTTAGCATTAATAAAAGTGTTTTTTCATTGTTATAATTTGACATTGTGCGTCACTCCTCTTCATCAGGGTTAATATGCCTATCTGGAAGTATTTTATCCATTCTTTCAGTGTAATCAGATTGTATGAATACATCTGTTTGAATGTCTGGGTTCCAGTGGTCATCAGCCACATCTTTTTCAGCATTTATTTTTGCTTCAGCTTCTTTTTTAGTCTTGGCTTCAACAATAAACTCTGCAAAGGTAGACTGATTTTTAATAACTCTTACATTCCATTCGTAAATTTTGTTTTTATTCATTGTTAGTTACTCCTTAAATTTATTTATCTAGATTATTATTAAAGTTTTTTATTTGTTTAGTTGTTAATTTATTTTTTTGTGTTTGCTCATAAAATTGAGCAGTGTTAGTTCTATCAATACAAGTTATAGATGAACTTTCAGAAAAGTGGTTAATAACGTCTAAAACCTTTTCTATTTCAATTGTATTAATATCAAGTATAAATCTAGCCATTATGCGACCTCCTCAGTGTATAACCTTTTATCGTTACTCCATTTATAGGCTAAGTGTTGAATAACATAATCAAGACAAATCGCTTGACCAGTGCAAGTTCTACCCCACCAAGTCTCATAATCAGTTTCTAATATAGGTTCGTTTAACTCTTTTAACTGTTCTATAAGCCAGTTAGAGCAGACCCAATATTCAAAAATTTCCTGTTGATCCTCTCCATTATCCTTTAAAGCTTGTAAGTCTTCCTTACAAGTTAAACCAAAGTTAACTATAAGGTCTCCGTCAGTAAAATATAAATTGTGAATATCATCATAATGAATAATTTCTTTTTTAAATAATTCATCTACTAGGTATGATTGATTGATATAAATATGATTTCTGATAAAACTTTCTGCGATATCTTGCTTAGTTGTATCATCAAGTTTATTAAATGGTATTTTATTTTTATTCATAGTTTGGTTACTCCTTTTTTAATGTCTAAGACTACCCAAAATTAATTAGGTAGTTTCGCTTAATGAAAGCTTATCAATTAGACTTTTTTTGTACTGACAAAACATGCAGCACTTTTTTTTTACTCCTTAACATTAAATATTTTATATTCAATTTCATTTACCCTTGAATCTGGGCATTCGGTGTGATCCATCCCACAACTTGAACAATAAGCTTCAACACTTTTTAAGTGGATATAATAGTGGTCGCATTCACAATCCCAAAACCTCGAGTCAGTATAAAACTGAGTTTCAAGGCCTTTATTATGTATTTCAAGATAACTTTTATTTGTCATTACTCTAACCCCTTAAGCATACCCATTGCAAAAAAGGCAATGCCTCCTATTGTATAACCAAGAAAAGCTTCTGGCATTA